ACCTTTTCTTAATTTTTTCCTGGTTTTTTAAATATTATCCAAACCTTTCTATATTTTTTCTGGGGTTTTCCTACATTTTCTGGGGATTTTTGCAGGGTATTTATAGGGCAAAAAGGTTTGACAAACCTCTATATCTAGTATATAATGCAGCCCCCATATGAAGGTTTGGTAGATATGAAGGTTTGTTAAGTAAAGGTTAAGGTTTGTTAGGTAAAGGTTAAGCCGCCAGAGGATTACGACGCCCTCTATAAAAACGCTCAATTACCCACTATCCTCCACTTTGCTCCCTTTTAACTATCTCATAAAAATATCAGTAAGAATTAATTTGTCTATGCCAAACCCTACAACCCCTTAAATCAGCCTTTATAGCCTATTAGCGACGGTATCAAACCATCACCCTGGATCCATATTGTCCATATCAAACCAGGGTTATTGGACACATTGGTCAAACCTTTGTGTCTGGCTATCTGGGTATCTGGCATATCTGGGATACAAGGTTTGTTATTACACTGGGGATATTACGACATTCTTTGTATACCCGCCGATTTTAGAATACTAACCGTTATTGCCCTTTTAGGGCATGGGGTGGTTTGTTAGTTCTATTTTGCGCCGAACTTTAAAACCATTTTTGCGCTTAACTTAAACTATACTGTTACTGTTCCTGTTCCTGCTGTAAATCTGTAAACTCTAAATCCTGAACGATTTGGCTGATCATACGTTAGTGTTCCTGGAATCGTTGTAAGCGCTGAAAATGTATTTGGATATGCAATAATTACAACCCCTGAACCACCTGCAGATCCGATCATGCTAAAATCTCTTGATGCTCCACCACCTCCACCACCTCCAGTATTTGGTGTTGCAGGTAGTGGATGTGTTCCATAATAAACTACTCCTGCTGCTCCGCCACCAAGTCCACCTGGTGTTCCTGCATCATCTGCACCTCCACCACCTCCGCCTGCATAATAAGTTGATACACCAGTTATTGAAGATGTAAGGCCGATGCCTCCTCCTGCCGTTGCCCCTGGCGATCCCGCTCCACCACCGCCACCACCCTGGAACGGAGAGTTTACGTTTCCAACAGCACCATTGTTTCCTTGACCCGAAATTCCAGTACCTCTACCGTTTGGTTGAGCAGGGCCACCACCGCCACCAGAGCCACCATTTTGACCAGCAAAGTTTGTCGCACCTGCGCCTGCACCATTTCTTCCACCACCAGATCCTCCTCCAGTGGCAGTAATTGAACTAAAAACAGAGTTTTGTCCATTTGCTAAGGCTCCAGCACCTCCACCTGCACCAACAGTTACAGTAAATGAAGATGGAAGAGTAAAGTTGCTACCAGTTAGCATGCCTCCTGCACCACCACCACCACCATTATTTGCTGCAACAGCACCGTTTCCACCTGACCCACCACCTGCTACAACAAGATATTCAACAGAAGTAGGTGCATTTTTGAATGAACCAATAAGTGCAGTTTGAATACCACCCATTACGTCAATCCATTACCGCTAATAATCCAAGATGTACTTGTAATCTTAATAGCAGTAGCCATACCAAATGGCGCAAGTGTACGATTACCAGTTGCTCCAGTGCCCGCCAAAAGCAGTGTATCAGTAGTGATTGCAATGGTTACTGTTGTTCCAGTTGCTGCAATAAATGTAATAGCAGTTCCTATTGGAAATGCAACTGAACCATTTGCAGGTATAGTAATTGTACGAGTTGCAGTTGAATAGATATGCTCACCAGCATCAGCAGCCACAATAGTGTAGGCACCAGTAGTAGCAGCAGGGCTTTGAGGAACACCCATATAGCCAGCACCACGAGAAGCGGTTGTAGTGGTTGCATCTGCAATAGCGTTAATAGTTGTAGTGCCTGTAAAAGTAGGACCAGAAAGATTTGCTTTAAGATCAAGGGCTGTCTGTTGTGCTGTAGATACAGGCTTACCAGCATCAGTTGTATTATCTACATTTCCAAGACCAACATGAGTTTTTGTAACACCAGATACTGTCCCCGTAAAAGTTGGGGATTCAATTGGAGCCTTAGTTCCAAGAGCAGTTGTAATGGTAGAAGCATAAGAAGCATCATCGTTAATTGCTGCAGCCAATTCATTTAACGTATCAAGGGCTGCTGGTGCTCCGTCAATAAGATTGTTTATTGCTGTAGTAATATCTGATGAAGTTGCTTTTGCATTTAACTGAGTTTGAATACTTGATGTTACCCCATCCAAATATCCTATTTCTGTTGAAGATACATTTGCTACTACATCTTGTTTACCACTTAAATCTAATGTTGACCATTGAGTATTATAGTTTGTGCCGTCAACTTTTATTAGGTATTGTCCAGTTGTACCACCAGATGCCACCCCTGGTCCTGCTGGGCCTGTATCTCCTGTGGCACCAGTTGGTCCAGTATCTCCTGCATCCCCCTTTACACCTTGTGCACCAGTTGCACCAGTAGCACCAGTAGCACCAGTAGCACCAGTAGCACCTGTAGCACCTGTTGCACCTGCACTACCTGTTGCTCCTGTAGGTCCAATTAAAGATGTTGCAGAACCCCAAGACCCAGAAGTTTTTGGCCCATAGATATCATAGTTAACAGTATTGATATAAAAATCGCCATTTGATCCAGTTTCATTTGAAGGTACTCCTGAACCATTACGAACAATAGCCCCACCACCTCCACCACCTTCTGGCAAGGCAGCAAGGGTATCAATCAAGTCCATGTAGTCAGCGCTTCTAGGCCAGTCTCCAGACTCAAATTTTGCTTTTAACTGTTCAATGGTTACAATAGACATATAAGTCATTATATCACCTTCTCTTGACATACCCGCCGAACTTTGATATGATTGAATGATGAAAAATATATCAAACCTTATTGCTGCATCAGGATGTTTTAACTTAGATGAGGCTCTTCGTGCCATAGCCGAAATCCACATCCCAGAAGGCACATTGGTGCATAGATGCCAGGAAGATAAAAAACCTTGGCCTTGCAAAACTATTCAGGCTATTGAAAAGGAGTTAACAAAATGACAGAATTTCTGTTAGCATGTATATCTATTCAATTAACAATAATGATCGCAATGATGAGTAAAGTAAAGTTATAATTCCTCTATATGATTGTAACCCTAACTCCAGAAGAAGTACGTGTTTGTACCATGCTTGGTATGGAAAGATGGCTAACTAAATTTGGCTCAGAGGATAGGCCAAACTATGCCAAAGGCAAAACAGATGGATTATTAGAACATGAACTGTTAGCCAATGTTAGAGCCAATGTTTGTGAGTGGGCTGTAGCCAAACAGTATAATGTTTCTTGGAATGTTCCCTGGTATCCCAACGCTTTACACCCTCAAAGAAAGGGGTTGGCTGATCTATCTAAAAACATAGAGGTTAGATCTGTTAGAACACAAACCTCAATACCATTTTGGAACAAGGATAAAGATAATTATATTTTTGGGGCAAAGGTTTTAGATACTGAGTACTACTCTAAAGTTGAGGTTTATGGTCATATCAAGGCAAGTGACTTTATGACAGATAAGTATTACGATAACTATATATCTGGCTGGAGAGTTCCTACTAGTGAGTTTAGTGAGTAAATTCTGTATTCCCGCCTAAATTTTATAATATGATATTATATAATGATGACTATAACTAAAGTTAATAATTTTTTTTCTGATATAGAATTAGAATATATAAATCAATCAATTAATCAAACTATTAATTTTGATGCTAAACACCAAGATTCAGATCTTTATGAAGATAATCCGCAAATTGCTCCTCAACCTACAATTCATAGAGAACTGTCTAGGATTCAATCAGGAATTCCTATTTCTGATGAAATTAACAATAGATTAAAAAAAATGTGCAGTGAGTTGTTAGGATTTGAGGTAAACTCTTCTGGCGCCACTTTCGTTAGATATAGTAATTTATATGGAAACCCCAATCTACCCCCTCATTTTGATCACGACTCAACTAGTCTGGTAATTGACTATCAATTAAATTCAAATACCTTTTGGGATTTAGGTATTGATTTAGAAACATACCCTTTAGAAAATAACTCAGCGCTAATGTTTAATCCAAACAAACACATACACTGGAGGCCACATAAAACTTTTAATGATGAAGAGTACATTGATATGATATTTTTTAGATTTTATGATTTAAATAATAAAATAAACCATGAAAATTTAAATTATTCTCAAAATCATGATATCTTTAAAGAAGTAAAAGTTTTCAGAGATAGTTTAATATAGCAGACACAATGAATAAAGATTTAGTTAATCTAGCCATTTCGATGACAGAGATTGATACAGGGATTACTCTATCTTTACAAGAAAGAGAAGACATGGTAGAACTTATATTAGCAAGGATAAACAAAACATGAATTTTCGTAAAACTTGGACTACACTGGCTACAGTTATTTTTGGCTCTGTTGCTTGGTGGGTCTATAAAAGATATTTTAAATGTTCAATCGGACTTCATACAAGAATAAACAAGAATCGTCCATGTCTTATCTGCTCAGACAAAATTTTTTAATGATACAATAAAATATATGATTCCTAAAATTATATGGCAAACTCATGAATGGGATTATGAAGATCTGCCTATTTATTTTGCAAAAACATCAATGACCTGGATTAACTTAAATCCAGAATATAAATATATTTATGTAACTGGTAAAGAAAGAGAAGAATTTATTAAATTAGAATATCCAGAAATTTATCCATATTACAAATATATGGGAGTGATAGATAAAAGATATGAATCTGATATTTGGAGATACTTAGTTTTAAATAAACGTGGTGGGTTTTATTGTGATATGGACTCAATTTGTACAAAACCACTAAATTACGTTTTAAAAAAAATTGAAAATAATCATGAAATTATAACATTATCTCCTGTTGAAGAAAGCAATCAAGATGGTTTTGTTGCCAATATTAATTATCCTCAGTTAACCTCTATGAATCAAAAAGATATAACTAATAATTCTAATTTTGGATCAATTCCTAAATCTAAATTTTTAAAGGGGATTGTTGAACATATGCAAAATGATGGAAAGAGAATTATGTTTATAGAAAAATTAGATGAATTTCATATAAATAGAAGAATACTGGAGGGATTATTTACTACTTGGGATCTTTTTAATATAGAGTTGTCAAAAAATTTAAATATTAGAGTTATTGATGATTTTGCTTTTCATTCTTCAAATTTTAAAAAAGATTTTATAAATACAGCAATAATAGACTATTATGGGGAAAAAATACCATATTTAGAATTACTCGAAAAAGAGCAAATAAAAGAAGTATATCCAAATCGTTCATTAAAAGAAATAAAAAGAATAACTTCAAGCAGAAAAAATAAATATGCCAATATGTTTAGTTAAATAAGGTATAATATATTAATGCAAACCTTTATAGATTTTTCCTTTGCCATACTTATATCTGTGGGTATACTTATGGTTATTAATAAGATTAGTTGACCTACCCGTTAATTTTTGGTATACTAGTTAGATGTTTTGCAACAGGTGTGGGAATAGACTTATAAATGGGGATTGCAATTTCTGTTTTGACAATTCAAATGCCCTAAGAGAGTTTGAGGAAGAAGATGAGTAACTGGACCGAAGAGTTATCAGACGAACATAAAGAACAGATCTGGCACTTTATTGTTGAAACTGTTAAAGAAATTCGTGAACAGATTGCTGTAGATATTGAAGGCACTAGCGATCTTTGGAAAGCCAAAGGTCTTAATAAGTCACGTCGAACCTCTAAAGCATTTCAAATATCTGCTGCAATAGCCAGAGGGCAAAACGAAATTTAATATGCCAGAATTAAATGCAAATATTCCACCTATAGAGTGTTATGTCCGTGGAAATTTTTTACGTAATCAAGAAGACAGTCATGATAAATATTTTCCTTGTGTAATTTTTGGTGTAGCAAGTGTTCAAAATCGTAGTCCACTATTTCACATACTGATGGAAGATGGTGGAATCTGGTGGAGAATGCCAATTAATGCCTTTTGTACAAAGCCAGGAGTTCCTGAAGAAGATATTCATAATTTAGTTTTGTGGAACTCCTTTAGTCCTTATATTACTGTAACAAGATTTGCAAATCTCGCTAACATGAGCATGACCTATATTGATAGAACTAAAACAAAAATTTCTGGCAAATATTTATTTACTCTCGATTGGCATAACGCAGATTCAAATAGAATTGATGATGGATATTCAGAAAATCCAGGACAACACAAATGTGGCCATGTGATTGAAAGAGAAGATGGAAACTTTGCTATACAACCAAATAATAGGGTGTTATTATTTGAGCCATCCTTTACAACCAAACATGGTGAGTTAGTGATTGATAGATTAATTAATGAACGTTTGTGGGATGTAGAAGATAACCCTAAATGGAAGTTAGAAGATAGCAATAAATATCACTATGATATAAAGCATGATGGTATAAATAATGAATAATTTAAGTACAAATTTTCAATCTGAATCGAAAAAAAGTGGTGATGACTTTGAGTCTTTGGTCTTACTTGATTTACAAAAAAGAGGATTTACAGATATTGAAGAAAACGTTTACTTAGATGGAACTGGGTGTGAAGTAGATTTTTTTGCTAAAGGAAGTCCGTGTGAATATGTAGAATGTAAGGGTGGTAGAGATGGGAATGGAAAAAGACCTGGAGCAAAAAGAACTGATAATGTAAAAAAAGCAATTGCCAATGGGGCATTAATTAAAAAAATTTATTCGTATGCAAAGTATGTGGTATATTTTTCAGATACGCCTGTAGACAAAAGTTACTCTGATGAAATGATTAGGTTGGCTTTAAAATATAAAATAATTGATGAAGTTAGATATTTATCTTACAAAGACTAATAGTTTTATTGTTTTTCATAATTGCTTGGTGTCACAAATAATTTTTTAAATGTTTTTTCAAGCATAATTTTAAATGAATTATCTTCTGTTGATACAAAGATAGAATTTTCTGTCATTTCATTAGATCTATCCCTATGCCTTTTGTTAGCATAAACTTTTACATCTGGCATTTCTGTTCCACCAATATTGTATAAATTACCATACATTGATCTCCACAAACAGTCTGGATAGTTATCCACTATACTAAAAAGTTTTTCCTTTTCCATGATCATTGGGATATGTAGTTCGTAGTCTATTGGATTTTTTACTTCAAGTTTAAGTAACTTATTGTTTGTTAGTATTAGTTTTTTAATATATAGGGATGAGCCTGTTATTTTTATATATTTGTTTATTTTATCAGATAACAAACCATTATAAAATTGTTCTATTTTATCTATTTTTTTTATAATAAAAAAATCATCATTCATCAATACGAAGGTATCTGATATTTCTGGATGCTTACATAAAGCCTGTAAGTTCTTTATAGCGTTTGCATATTTATTTCCACCCTGCTCAACAGGAACATGATTACCAACATACCAGTCTGGTTTTCCACCAACAATCCAAACCCTTGCATCTGGAAAACTATTTACAACAGATCTAATAGAGTATCTTAACTCTTCATTATCACCAGTTTTACATATGTAAACAAAATCCACTAAATACCCCACTTTACTATAAGTATATCAGAATCTGGTATACTGATACAAACATAGAATAGGTGGGATCCTTGGCTAACATAGTGTTTCTTGGCAACTTTGAAGTGCCTTATAGCAGTGAGAATCATCATGCTAAATCTTTGGAGTCTCTTGGACATACCGTGCAAAAATTGCAAGAGAAAAAAGCGGGTAGCACAGAAATATTAAAAGCAGCATTAAACTCTGACCTATTTATTTGGGTACATACACATAGATGGCAAACCC